TACGACCTGGTTGGCCTTCTAGGCTTGCTGTGCTAGATGCTCTACCAGTATTGGTAGCACTAGAATATTGTTCAGCAATCTTGAATGGACTTAGAGCTTCTTCACCAGCTGTTGTTCCAACTACAGATCCGTTAGCTGCAACTGTTTGTGCATAACGAACACGTAGAGTATGGATTTGACCAACTGGGCCAGTCATTGGTTGTACGCCAACTAACTCGTTAGCAATAACGGTTGGCATAACGCGACGGATTACTGGAAGAATCACGCGATTTAATGTTGCAACGTTGCCGGCAGAAGTAGCACCCACTGTAGCACTTTCTGCGAGATACTTGCGTGTATTCTCTAGCGTAGCGCCCATGACGGATTTCTTGGTGCCTTGTAGGCCTTCCAAAAGAGCCTCTTTAGTCTCTGCCCAACGGCTTGTTAATAGTTCTGACATTATATTATCTCCTAATTGTCTTAAACTTAAATTCCAGCTAGACGACGAATATCTACGATATTATGGTCTTCTTTGCTGTTACTTACGCTGTTGGTTTCTTTATTGCCTGTAACTTCTTTTGCCTCAACTAGTGCCTGTTTTTTCTTCTGTGGAGCATTGCCAGCAATTACTGCTGGTAGGTACTTGTCAAAACTACTACGTAGCTTTGTGGTATGTACGCTTTCAAGTAACTCTGTCATAATTGCCTTTTGCTGTGGAGCTAAAGGTGTTGTTAATTCTGATAGAATGGCTTGACGTTCTTTGCTCTCCATTAGAGCTTTAATTTCTCTGTCTTTTGACTCCATTACTAAACGGCCTTCGGCTACAGCGTTTTTAGCTTGGGCTAGTTCTAGTTCTTTCATATCAATGACTTTGAGTAATTTTGATGTTTCTGATTTTTCGCTAAGATAACTGGTTTGATATTCGCTGGCAAATGCTTCGAACAGTTTGCGACCGAAGTCATTACGACGAGCACTTTCAATGTCTTCTTTCAGTTGGCCGATCTCTTTGGTAAGAGTCTTTTCAACTGTAGATTCAACTAACTGTGCTGCACGTTTTACAAACTTTTCTTTCATTTGACCAAGAGCTTCCCGTCCTTCACGAACTAATCTTACTTTGGTCTTTGCAAGATCTTGCTTATCTACTTGGAATTCTGCGATTTCCTGAGCTAAAGCTTCTACTACAAACCTTTCAAGTGTTTTAAACTTTTCGGCCATTTGTACTTGATCTTCGTGTAATTCTTTTACTTCACTAGCTAGTTGTCTGGTTACAAATTCTTTCATAAGGTTTGTGACCTTTTTACCTTCAACCATAACTCTAGCTTTTGCTTCTGCAAGTTGATTACGATCTTCTACAAATTGTGCAATTTCCTCACGTAATTGATCAGTAAGCATACGATCAATAGCTTCGACCATGACAGACTTGTCATGTTCATAGCGTTGAGCAAATTCTTCACGTAGTTCTTGAGTAAGCTGTGAGCGAGCCTCTGTAATACGAGTCTCCCAAGCTTTCTCAATATCAGCTTTTACCTCTTCAGAAATCACATTAGTCTCAAATAGTTGTTTTAGTGCATCCAACATGTGATTCTCCTATTATTATCGGAGCTTGCCTATTATTGCTAATAGGCTCTCTTTGAGATATTTTTGTGCCTTGGGATCGTCTTTGACCTCCTGCGCTATGCGTAGGCTACGATAACCATTACGAGAATTCATAAGGTGTTCATATATAGGCGTTGGGTACGCTCCAGGAGCACTGGGTTGAGCTACCACATCCACTGTGATAATCTCGAAATCGGAAACTTCACCGGAACCGTCCTCTCGAACGTTTCCGGATCCGCGACTACTGACTCCTAGCTTTACACCGCTTTCTAACATAGTTTTCACTAGATTGCCCATTGGTGTTGGCAGGATTCTTAACTTTCCATAACCGTCCGCGCCATCCATCCACATCTTTGTTACCATATGACAAACACGGTCTAGGTTAATTCTTAGGTCATCAGGATGATCTACTTCGCCAAGTACTGAATATCCACCTTCAATTTGATCGTTCAGGGTTTTGACAGCCCTGGCAATTTCTTTCGCAGGATAAACACGCTGATTCTGATTCCTTTTGTCACCTTGAATGAAAATCCCTGTCATATACAGGGACTTTCCTCCATCAACTCCATCGGACTCAACGACCATTTTAGCTTGGTCAAAACTCAGGTTTTCACGAAGATAGTTCATCTATTCTACCTTATTTGGCACGCTTAGGAGCACCATTTAACATACTTGTCTTGTTATCTGCTTGCTCAGCTGTACCTTTTTTCTCAGCTCCATGACCAGGTTCCTTTTTCTTAAAGGCTTTTTTACCTGCATCACTGTTTGGACGGTTCATAACATCGCCAATTAGATCCTTTGTAGAAGGATTTAATAAACCACCTTGTGTTCCGCCCTTGTCGCTTGAGAAACTCTTAGCAATATTTGCGGATGTACCGCCCATATCGTTCTTACCGGCTACGATTGACTTGTTATTAACGCCATCATCGCCCATTTTAGCACTTACTTTCTCAATATATTCACGCATGAAATTACCCGCTTCGAAGCTCATTTTTTCTTCTTCGTCATCCATGCCCATTTCCATGTCGTCGCCACCCATGTCATCCATACCCATGTCGTCGCCACCCATGTCATCCATACCTTCTTCGCCGGACATTAGTTGCTCAAATTCTGCTTTGAGTTCGTCTAGAGCATCTTCTAGATCAACTACGCGATCTTCTAAGTCGCCTTCACCGCCCATGTCCATGTCATCATCGCCTTCTGCATCAAGGTCATCGATCATGTCATCGCCTGCGTCTCCGCCAATATCGTCGCCAGCTTCTTCATCTTCGCCTTCGGCAAATCCAAAGCTTTCGTCTTGTTGTTCGTCATCTTCCTCGTCAGCAGCTTCGTCAAGTTCCTCGTCATCTTCTTCTTTGGCTTCATCCATGTCTTCTTCGTCTTCGTCTTTCTTTTCTTCTAGACTAGAGAAATCCTCAGCAAGAATATTTTCGTAAATTTCTCTTGATTTTTCCACAACTAATTGGTGGAAAATTTCTTTAGCTTTATCGCTTTCGTCATTGATAAGATGTTCGAGCATCTGCTCGAATTTGTTTCGATCAGTCATGTTTTTCTCCTATAGGTTAAGGCTGTCAATGTTTATTTACAATATCTGTAATAAAACCGTGCGTAATGGTGTTATTTAAGGTGATTTAGGCCAAGTTTCCAGCAATTTTTTAAATTGACGGTATCCCATGTTTCTAAAGTTAGGATAGGCCCATTCTGGATCAAAAAAATTGTCATCTTCCACAATTCTATAATATTTAATTTTTGGAAATGTTTTAATTATTTGGTCAGTTTGCCTGCGCCAGTTTCCAAAGTAGGTAGCTTGATCAGTGGATTTTTTATAGTTAGGTGTATCGGCATAGACATTGTTAAGCAATCCATTATTGCCTACATAATCAAAACCAAAAAAGTATATTTCGTCGGCACCATGCTGGCTGGCCATGTTTAAGGCCGTTGGACCAGAACTCCATCCGAGCACTGGAGTAAAGTATCTAAAGCCGCTAAACTTTTTATATTTGCTATTAGGATTAGTCCAAACTTCATGTTTGTGTTGGTATCCAGACTTTTCGATTTCTATAATCATTTTAGGATCTACAGCAATCAAATAGTCTGGGTCAAATTCTCTATAGATAGCATTACAGGCATAAATCTTGCCGTAGGGTCTAAGGTCTTGAGGAGTTATATTGAGGCGGCTTTTACCATTGCCGAGCACAAATCTACGCATATAATAATCCTTTTAGATTAATTATGCCATAGGTTGTGGAGGTGGCTTATACATTGATTGTACGAATTCTAGATCTTTTTCTTGTTCTAGTATATGCTGCTCACTAGCTTTTCTAAGTTCATTTATTTGTCTTAGAGTAAGTCTAGTTTTTCTTGTGTCACTACGTTTCATAACTGAATCGTCGCGACGAGGGTTATAACGCATGTCGTTAGACTGCGCCAACATGTCTTTGTCTGCGTAAAAAAGTTCGCGTAGTATCATAGCAATATTTATGCAGGAGCTGCTGGAGCAGCCGCCATTGGTGCAGGAGGTACTGCTTCACCGCCAGGCGCTTCTCCAACCTCTGGAGGTGCATTTTCATCACCTAGATCTCCTAGGTCACTGGCAATGCCTGCTTGGCTAATACCAGCTGTACGTAATTCTCCGCCTGCGTCTGT